AGACACAACCAGATAAGTCTGTCAGAACCGCTTACAGCGTCCGTTGATTCTTTTGTAATACCATCTCTGTTCAACTGAACGAAGGCAAGACATGCAAAGTCATACTTGACAGCGAGATTATGAAGATTTGTAATTTGGAAACCCAGCGCTTGGTACTCTTGAATGTTTCCAGATATACCAGCAGACGACATGAGTTTTAGATAATCGTAGACAACTACACACTCATTTGTTCTTCCGTTCTCGTCTGTGCCGACTTCTTGAATTACCCATCGCTTGATATGATTTAAGATATTCTCAAATGGCGCTCCTGCCACGCTGACATAGGTATATGGTATGTCTTTGATCTCATCCATTGCTGCTTTTACAGCGATAAACTTTTCTTCGTCTTGCGCAAACTTTCCTGTGGATATTTCACTAATAGGAACTCCACTCATACTGGACAAGATTCTGTTTAGATGATCTTCTTTGCTCATCTCTGTGTCTAGCATCAGAACAGGTATACCCTTTCTTGCTACAGACACGGCAACGTTATCACCGAATACAGACTTACCAACTTTAGGTCGAGCAGAAACTAGGTCTACACATTTGCGTCTAAGACCACCACCAATAGCGGCGTCATATCTATCAAAACCGCTAGGTATGCCGATCTGGTCACACTTGTTTTCGATAAGAAAGTCAACATATTCTTCTAGTCCTTCGCCTATCTTTTCAGGTTTATCTCTTGTGTCGTCATCTTGAAGAAACTCTGTAATAGGATTTTCTACGATACCGATGATGTCATCAATATCCTCGTCACCTTTAATTTCTTCTATGTCTCTACCAATCTTACTGGCAAGACTTCTAATCTTTCTGGCAAACTCAAACTTTTTTATCTGAGCGGCAAAGTGAATTACATTATCTTTCTTTACTGGGAACTCCATCAAAGAATTAATGTACTCAAGCTCTTGCTTGGTCTGTATTGTTTCAGAAAAACCAAGTTGATCCGCAGCAGAAAGCAATGCTGGTAAATCTACCTCGGTTTCTTTTAGTAGTATTTTCTCAATACACTTATATATTAGTTGATTGTTTTGATGACAAAAACTATTGTGATCAATTAAATCGCTAATTTCAACATATGACTCTAGACCGTAGGTAAAGAGACCGGCAAGAACCGCTCTCTCTGCGCCCAAGTCCAACAACTTGGATTCCATTATCGACCCCCGCACCGATTACATCGGTGATATTCTCCGTAGATTAGACTGGGGTGTTCCATGTATTTTTTTCCACAAACAGAACACTCAAGCTGAACTTTCTTGGTTTTACCTCTGCTCCTAGAGCTTCTTTTTCTATCTGAAGAAAACTCTTCTTCACCTTCTAGTTGGAAGCTACCATCGTCAACCCACTTGTTCTTCTTAGCCCTCACCGGATTTCTCCTTGTCGATTCATTTATCTTTCTAGTAACAGTAAAATCTTCATTTACTTCTATATCAGAAGAGACCACCTCTTCTTTCTGTTCGGGTTCTTCTTTTTCAGATTTCATCAAAGACTTTACCAGTTCGGCCTTTTGCTCATCTGTCAAAGACTCTAAAAGCGTTTTTACAATATCATCACTCATTTTCTTTTACCTTTTTCAAATAGTATATCAGCCTTTCTTCTTACATTATACTCTCTAGATTTAAGATTTTCAAGTCTTCCCTGAGCAGTTAGTTTCCATTCGTTAATTTTTTTTGCTAACTCGTCGTTCCTTAGTATCGTAGCAACTTTAGTTTCATGTTTTGCATAAGTATCCCATACTCCACTAGTAAGCGCTTCTGATATAATACTTTGCAAAGAGTTATCACACCAGCGTATTACATTTTCACACTGAGCGCGTTCTGTTCCCACATGATCTACGTACTGCATGAGTTGATAAGCATGACCAAAGCACTCATCTTGATTCAGTCTGTCCAAGTCTTCCATGCTCAGTGTTTCCGCCATAGCAAACTCTGGGTTAAATTTAGTAGGCGTTATGTTTCTAGCTGTAACGTATGCTTCAATGCCATCTAGAAACTCTTTCAATCTTTCAGCGGCTGTCAATTTGTTTTCTCCAATCTTCTACGCTATCTGAATACTTTAATACCATTAACTCTATTCCGTTTAAGTTACACCATTCTTCCTTTATAAAGTCTCTTTTAACAGAAGTCAAGAAACCAGCCTTGGTTTTATGAAAAAACTTACAAAATTTATAGTGTTGTTGTCCATGAACCTCAACGCCTAGCTGTAAGTTAGGGATAAAAAAGTCTAAAAATAAAGTAGACTTCTTGGCTGGATCTCTTGACCCCGGTAGTTTCATTTCTTCTACAATTGTATATCCTGAAAACATTTCATTTAGCAACTCTCTAGCTGCTAAGTGGTACTTAGATTTAACGGTCTTGTCATCTCTTCTTACAATATATTTTTTTAAGTCTACATTGTATTCTCTACCGTTTAATCCTACAACTTTCATAGTACACTTTTAATTTCATCGTACAGAAAGTCTTGTATTTCTTTGTTTTCTTCTATAAACTTACTTAGCCTTGCCATGCCTTGAAATTTAAAAAACTTTTCTTTTGCTTCTGCGTCGTCTGATACTTCATGCTTCTTTAGTAGCTTTAGTATTCTTTTGTCTTCAGATCCTACCGCGCTTATAATTGTATACCAAGCGCCCGTCTGTTTTATGAATGTAAGTTCATTTGCAATCTCGCAAAGTTCTCTTACTTCATCAATTCCAGTGCCATACCTAATATAAGATACTGCATTTGTATTTGGTTTACCTCCAGCGGCAGACGTTTTAACAACCCAGTTTGCAACTTGACCAACATCATTACCTTGGTCGTCGCTTTCCTCCCACTTTCCTCTGTGTGTGATTACCATGTTAGTTCCAGCCTGATACTGAAGCATGTTTCCACAGTCAGCAAGTTTAGCTGGAGACCAACGTGAACCACCAGTATTTGCAATATTATGAGTAACGAATATGAGAATCGCTTTAGTTCTTGCTACATCGTTACTAATTCTTTTAAAGAACATAGATAGTAACCTTGGTAGTTGCGCTCTGACTCCTCCTCTCACCTCTCCGTCTAGTTCGTCTTGAGGAACCATGTTTGATACAGAATCAATAATTGCAACAAAATCTGGCGTATTCTTAACATATGTCTCTATTGCGTTAAGAAATGTTTCGGCAGACACTACGGGTTGATTGTCAGTCGCTTGGATAATTTTTATCTTGCTGGCATCCAGTCCTTTTATTCCTGTAAAGTTTTCCTTAGTAAGTCTACCCTCTGTATTAAAATAGAATACGTTCTTACCTGCTTGTTGCGCTTTAGCGGCAAAGTAAAGAGATGTGGTAGTTTTACCCGTCTTAGGGTCTCCTGTCATTGCAACCACACTGCCTTCTCTCAAGCCGCCACCAAGAGCCAAGTCTAATGCGGGAGAAATGCCGATGGTGTTGAAATTTTGCAAGTCTGCTAAAACTTTTGTCCCTTGTTCTACAATGTCTCCGTACTTGCTGATGATTTGATTGCTAACAATGTCGTCTTCAAATTTATTCTTGGCTTTCTTCTTTGCCATTATCTAGTCCTCTAAGTTTATTTAATCCAGATTTCTTTCCGTATGACTTCTTTCTAGTCTTTGCTTCTTTTTTCACCTCTAGCTCTTGACTAGGTTTACTTTCTTCTTCTTTTATAAGTTTTGTTTGCTTGATTATTTCTGGTATCAAGCGTTTATTCTTTAGAGAGAATACAGATTTTTGATTCGCAACTGCTCTGACTACAGCTTTCTCACCATATTTCTTTATCAAATTATTTGCTGCAAACATTTGCTGCTTGAAAGTCCAGTCCCAAGGTTTTTTATTCCAAAACTTATACGTCAGGTTACCTTCGTTTTTGTATTCTGCTAAACGAAGGCACATCATTTCTGCTAGATAGGAAGCGCAGGTACAGTGATCACCAGTTGTCTGGTGTTTATACTTGCTTTTCTCAGTTCTTTTTCGTTTTGTCATAGATGATTGCTTCTTCAAAGCAGTTTTCAATTTCATCTTCATATTCTTTATCTAATACAAGTTCTGGTGTAATCCACATTTTTTTAGAGACATTAGAACCTTTTACAAGTCCTACTGTGTAGTACTCTTTAGAGTCTGAGCCTAGCGCCCCTAATAGCGATCTAATCAAGTAGACGCCATCAACAGCTTCGCTTATATCTATAGTAGCCTTATGAGAACGATATTGCAAGTATAATTCTGATAAAAATAAATCTTCTTTATCGCACTTGGCTTTTAACTCTCTCCATCCTTCAAATTTATCGTAATTAAATTCTTCTCCGTTTGTCAGTTTGCATCTAATCCAAACCGCTTGTTTATTTTTCCTGTACTGCTTTAGCCATTTTTCTCTGTCCATTTTATCACCTTATAGAAGTTGTGCATTCACTTCTTTTTCCTAAAAATTGAGACTTCTTTCTAAACTCATCTGAAATTGTAGATCCATTTTCTGTCATCACCGTAGAACCTTTGCTGGAAGGGATTTGGGACGCTAGATGTGTAGGTTCTTTTTTCTCTTTAGTATCCTCTGTATTCTTTTTGTTTTTTTGAAACTTACCAGCGTGTGCTTTTACCACACTTTTAGCTCTGTCCAAGTCAGAGGATAGCTGATCTATGTCCATGTCACAATTTTGCTCAATGTAAAATTTTTCTATCTTACTCAATGGTCCTCGCTTACTCATTTATAAATCTCCTGTTTGTTCTTGTTAGGTAAATAGAATTTTTTGTTTGTAGGTATATTAAATAGAAATCAAATGTGTCCTTTGAAACCTTTTTAAGTTTCGTTTCTAAATAGTTTTCTCTTGTAGCGCTTGATCCCATAGGATCAAAAGGTTGGTTCTGATGGGTTTTAATGAAGTATAGTTTGTCTTTCTGAGACTCCACCATCTTTGCGTATACTTTGTCTTTATGGGTGGCGACCGTTCCGTTTTTATTAAAGTCCACCTCTTTGTTGGCAGGTACTTCTTCCATACCCTTTGTTGATTCGTTGATGTATTTCATCTTCCCTCCATGATGTAACGAGTTTTTTGAGTCTCCGACATCTTGTTTATTTCTTTCAAAGATTTGTCTCCCTGTTTGTGATGCCAAGGTTTTTCTGGTGGAGGGTTCTTCTCTTTTTTCATAGCCTCCATTTCGTTTATTTTATTTTTATTGACGCGCGTGTTCTTATCTGCAATACTACCTATTGTATTACCGCCAGCCATAAAACCATGAAGACCTCCAGTAACAACTCTGTAGAGACCATTAGTTCCACAAGCTTCACATTTTTTTAATTCTGGATCTGTAACTTTTTGAAACACATCACTAACTTCTGCTCCGCAGTCTCTACATTCATAATCGTATATTGGCATTAGTTCTCCAGCCTGTTTAATATTTGTCCTAGTATTCCATTTCTTTGAATGTCGCTATAACCTAACCTACAGATACCTACACCTTCAAGGTCTTGTAGTTTTTCAATAATTTCTTCAAGTCCACTTCTTCTATTTAGGTCAGTTTGTCTAATATCACCATTAATTATGACTTTACTTCCTTGTCCCATGCGAGTTATAAACATTTTAATTTGCTCCCATGTGTCT